TTTGCATTAAAAACCGAATGCCCCTGGATAAAACACCAGAAACAAATCGCTAAGTCCGTTTAAATAGACACCTACGAACAAAAGGTCAACAAATTTTGTAGCTGCCCCAAAATGATTGCAGCTACAAAATAACCAATGTTACATTGTAGGATTTACCACCGGGAGAGAGAAAAATTTCATCGTAAAGACTGAAAAACTCTCGCCCTGAAGGGGCGCCCTAAGTATAAGTACCTAGGACTGGGGGACAACCAACGAAATAAGAAAATTGAAAGTCGTCCCGGACAGATCTATAAATGTTAGCATTTGAAAAATAATTGGTAGCTGCATAACAGTTTAATCTGGTAGAAGGTTGGTCATTTTTATTGGCATAGACCGCGCCGGTATAATCGAGAAAATTAGTAGAAGCTCGAGTAGCATTATGATAAGGAATATTATAGTAAGAAGAACTAGATGATGAATCGGTTTGACAATAACCAGGAAAACCATTCCCATGTCCTTGATTAAACCAAGTAATAGGATTAGTCTCTACTATACCAATACCCATATTATATATAACTGATGAAAAAGCAGCACCTTGATACAAACCAGCTTGAACACTAATATCAGTAGAGCCAGTAGAATTAATATCAATACCCAAACGCATACCACCTCTATAAAAGGCATACATAGGAGATATATAATTATAAACATCTCCACCAGTATTTGGAGCACTTACTCCACTGCTTGTCATATAGGGAATAGTAGTTGCCCATGGGTTAAAAGCCACAGCAGCGTTAGTAATTTGAGTTTGATAATGCCACTGGTCAAATCTGCTAATTAACTGCTTAACAGAAGTAAACTGTTCACCCTGACAAAGTTCAGCATAACTCTCAGTCAAACTTTTCTTACTTTGATCTGCAACAACCTTATCAAGTGTTACATCCATCTGACCATAAAAAGGAACAGGAGTACCAAATCCGTTACCATAAGGACATGCCAATTCTAAATCATCACCTCCCTTAACGTAAACTAAGACATTAATAGATTGAGCACATGTCTCAGGAGCTCGTAACTCATTAAGTATTAGAACATTTAATGTACCAGACAAACTACCATACAGTAAATATGGAGAAGCAGACAAATATGGTAATGTTAAAGTTATCTCATCAGTAGTCTTCAAATCAACAATTTCTCTTAATGACAAAACACTGTTAGCAAGAGTAATAGCATTGCCAATCGTAGCATTTAACGGAGAAAAAGTTACACACACTCTACCAGTGTGAAACTGTGTTTTAACAAACTTTAGAGTAATTTCAAAACTACCTCTCCAATAAGTAAAACCTTGTGCTAGATAACCAATAGGTGTATAAGCCGTCCAATTCGCTGTATGTGTACCAACAGTTGTACTACCAGTTGTGCCTAAATTAGAAGGAGAAGCAAGAAAAGTATACAAATTGTAACCTATAGAACTACCCGTCCCAGAGGTTGGCCAATTAAAACTTGTTAAGTAAACTTCTCTAGATCTCAAATATTCCCAAGACATTTCATCAGCATGTACAGGCGCCACACTATCAATAACCCGCAGTTTATTATCATTCCTTAAACTTAAAGGATAAACATAAGTAGGTCCATCAGAACATGCAGCATATCTCTCTTGTTGAGTAGCCACAACCATAGGAACATTTTCATCTACAGGTTTACTAAAACCCAAACTTCTAGCCGTCCTAGCTGCTATATCAGCTGCCCAAGAAACGGGCCCCATATAAGCAGACAGAGTAGGTATTGCAGATAATGTTCCAGCTGCTTTCGACACTAAGGAAAGGCCATTACTGATAGAACCAGCAGGCAACTTTTCACTGTCTTGAATTCCCTTCTTAGAAAAGTATCTATTCATCTGCGGAACTATTGGTGCAGCAAGTTCAAGATCTTCTATCCAGAAATATACTGATAAATCCGCACTAATTCCACCATTAGTACCACTATTACCTAAAGGAGATAAAGTAGTTAAATAAAAAGTACCCCAATCAATAGGTAATGAGTGATCAAAATAATCAGTGGCAGCTATATAAGGCATTTTCAAAACCATAGAACCCTCCTTAACATCCATCTCAATATTAGGCTGTTGAGTTTTCTGCATAATAGTCAAATTTCTCATCGTATTATAAGTACCAGGATGAATACTTTCATTGGGAAGAAAATGTAATAAATATCTTCCTTGATGAAAGGGAGTAGCATTAATAACTATCTTAACACATGCCGTACCTCTATACAACTGAAAACCTTCAAGTTTATCTGCATAATATGCATTAGCAGTAATCATAGAAGAGACAGTACTATGCCAAACTATAACATTACTAGGAACAGTATTAGCAGCAAGAGTGATAGTTGTTACTAAATAAGGTTTAGCGAGAAAATCAGCTATCGTAGCTCCTCCTTTATTATAACCATCTAAATGTTTAACTGAACTAAAAGACTTCATCTCCTCTTTACCATCATCTATAAAATCTGTGGTGACTGTATTGGTTACAGTCAAGTTGGTCTCCATTTGACCAACAACCGAGCATAAGTTATCCCTGTGCCCCGCAGGAAGTGATGTAAGATCCATTATAAGAACCCTACTAAAGCTGAAATCACCAAAGCTGGAATATATACAAGTTGTATTTACAAACATTATATTTAAAAATCGGTTAGGTACCGAAAAACCATTGTTATGTACAATTATAAACATTTATTTTATAGACTTTATTGTCTGTCTCTAATTAAATACCTACCTAAATGTTAATACCTTTTTGTTATTGTGTTAATTAATGAATATATACAAAATTTTAAAGAGTTATTAGAAACTCCTGACCTCAGAATTGGCCATAGCATAAAGTGCTTGTAACCAACTCTGATAAGGGCAGAAGTAACCATATAACTTAGCAGCCGCCTTAATAACAGGCATAGCTCTCAAATTCCATTCACTTTCACCATGATAGGACATTTCTTTAACAAATACATCAACACACTGGTTAATAGATAGCTCAGCAGTATCAGTCCAATACAACATTCGATAACATGAATCTAGTGACAATGGAGAAACATATCTTCCTAAAGTTTCACATTTCCTAAAACCTCGCTGAACAAAGACACATTCGCTAATATGCCTTAAATCCTTGACTCCTTCAGTTAACTTTAGTTCATCTGTATACTTAACACCTAATTTAGATGCATGATCAGCTATTTTTGAATGGTTAACCCAATCAATGTGTTTAGCAATACAAATTAAGTGATCGTCACCTTGTACAAATATTCTGAAATCTCTAACAAATTCTTCGATACTAGGAAGGTCGTGAATAGTAGGATCAAATTCTAAATGATCAAAACCCATCTTTTCACACCAACACATAAATATCAAATAGACCAGAAGAGTCATATTCATAAAGTCATTAAAAACGAGAGTAGTCTTTGAACCAGAACTTTGGCCAGTAATCCACAAATAAATGGTATACCTATCGAACAGTTCAACATGTAATGAATTACAAAGCATACTAGTATATGTGTATCTCGCATTTCTTTCTTCAATTGTAGAATTATAAAATATTGCTTCACTAATCTCATTAGCACAATAGAATAGCGAGGGATCACAAATAGTATCAAAGCCTCCAATATCTCCACAAACAATCCAGTAATCTTCACATATCTTAGCCATAGTATCCCACTCGGAAGAGGCAAAATTCATACCCAAAACACATCCAGTGCCTAGAGGATTTTTCTCTAAACAATACTGAACATAATTGTAAAGTGACGAACCATGATAATACTCTTCTAAATCAATTGAAGAAACTAATCTAAGCTTACCATTAAGAACTTTTTCTGTTAATAAACATTCATCTTTTCCAAAATTTAAGAAAACAGATTCATAACCTTTTCTTTCTCTAAGTAATTGTCTATGGAGCTCATATTGGGCTCTAAAAACCTTACATTGATCTGAATCTGTAGTTCGAGTATCACCAGTACCAAATAACTGTGCTTTAGTGACTCCAAGTAACTTTAGATGAAAACCTTCACTAGTTGATCTAGGAACACCTTTCCCGAATTCACACCCATGAGTAATTTCATCAAAATCTAAAACCTTGGGTTCTGGTAATTTTGATGCTAATACAGCAGGACAAATCATTGACTTTACTACTTGAGTGCAAAAATCTAACCCAACAACATTCTTTGCAGGAACATGTTCAGGATTATATTTTTTTAAATAGTTATATCTAGGATTAACTAAATCACCAACAACACCATCAACTTCAACTCTATGAGGAAATTGAATAGCTGGTCTCCATTTATTAGGATAATCTAAAACATAAGAAAACTTCGTACGTTCATAAGAACTATTAGTATTACGATTAAGTTTCTCATCAGTAACCTTAGCAATCAAGCTAGTTTTAGGTATTTCACAATGACTAACTACTTCAGCATGTTGTGAACCAACATCATCAATTATAGCAGGGGCTGGATAACCTTTATTGGTAATAATATCATCCATAGCCTTAAGCCATTCTTGAGTGACAGGCACACCATAACCAAACACTTTCTTCTCTTTGCTATTAACCAAACTGAGTCCTAGATCCAAGTCTTCTTCTTGAAAAACCTTATTAATAGTTTTATCATAGTCTTTACTAATCCTAGTGCCAGCAGCATGTAAATAAGCAATCTTTTGATTATGCATAACAACTGACCCACAATCACCAGCTAAGAAATTGCCTATATAGCCAATTCCTTTACTAATAGAAACTTCATTCTTGGTAACTGGACAAATATACGATTTAGGAGCAACAGTAACTCTGGTCATAATAATATGCTTTTCGTTATCTCCATTTTCACATTTACGTACTCTCATTATCATAATTTCATCATTAATCTTAATTTCAGACAACTCTTTATCTGTAATGAAATTACTCCTCATATCAGTATGATTATGTAATCCAGACTTCTCACTGAATATTACAATAGCTCTATCATTATCAGAATGCATAGCTCTAATATGTCTAAGGAGCACAGTAATAGTTCTACCAGTACTATACCTATACAAAATAAGTTTAGTGTTTGGGTCTTCTTTAACTTGTTGCTCAGCCCATAAAACAAAATGTCCTGGGACTAAAGCTCTATGTCCGACATAAAAATCAACATTATTCAGAAAATGTAATTGACCATCTACTTCAACACAAGCAGCATATTGATTATTCTTATAAAAACTAGAAGCAACATTATAACTATTCATATTAGGAGTACGTGAATGTCCTTCGAATGTTCCAATAACTATCTCAGGAACAGAAGCCTTAGGAGGATCTGTACTACTCTTAGGTTTAACTCTATGAATCTTAACTCTTCCAATACTCATTGGAATAATCTCTTGAACAGCAACTAATGCCGTAATAACAGCAGGAATAACTCTCAATAAAGTGTTAACAAAGAAATTACCAAATGTAAAGAAGTTTGTGAAAGTAGATAACGCAATCTGTCTACAATTCCTGAGCTCCATAGATATATACTTTTTAATAAGTTGCCATGACATTGCAGTGGACTCTTTAAAGCTCATAGTTCTGTAATAGCCCCAAATTTCTTCAAAAGCTAGACCTGTATCTGCTGCTATAGCAAGGAACTTCATATAAACAAACTCCAGCCAATAGCCAAATTTCTTAAGGTCATCAGGAATATTTTGAGGACTCCAAATAGTATAGAGAGCAGACTTAATTAATTTAGCATCAGAATCTCCTGAATAATAACTCATCAATTCCATAAAGTTATTACTAACAAAACTAGACCATCTATCATTCGGCTCTGTAAAGTTGAAAAACTGAAGTTGCTTAGCAGCATTAATGTAAAAAGTAAAATCAGTAGGGCCTGAATTTTTCTTCAAGAACTCAATTTCTTTTTCTAACTTAAAAATATGTTCCTTATAAGCATCTTCAAAAACTCTTCTTTCTTTAACAACAGGAATATCCATCTGTCCATACATAAGAACTTCCTTCTGCTGCTTTGTAGCATGAGCTTTAACATTTTTCTTTTCATCAGTCCTAGGCAATAATTGCTTTTGTCTAGCAATATCCTCTTCAATTGGAATAGGAGTAACATTCAAATTCATAACTTCCTCAAAACTCATATTAATAATGGGATTTAACTCAGGATTATTCGTCATTCCAGCCATTCTTAATAAATGTAATCTTTGCTTATTAATGTGTTTAACATTTTCTTGAACAAAATAAGCATAAAACTCTTTCATCTCATAACTAGCAATAACTTTTTGATTAACAATGTCCCATTTATGCATTATATATGGTTTAGGCGTCCAAACTCCCTTAACATTGGCAGGCACACCATCTTCCATAACAGAATAATCAATCCCATAATTCATAAGTGGGTTAGCATCACCATCGATTTTAAGTCTGTATTTCTCCTTAATACCAACAACGAACGTGTGTTCCTCAAATCTACGAGTTACTGCTTTAGGTTCTATAACATGAAACTGCTCAGCACCAAAAGTATACTTATTAGTACTAGCCAAAATGACTAATGGATCAGCTGCAACAGTACATTTCCTATTTAAAGAAGACATGTTATAGAAATACATAGCATTATTAACAATACTAATTGTAATTCTACCTATACATGCCTCAGGATTCTGTGCCTTAGTTGTTTGTCCCCAATCATCTATGACTAGGTATTCACAACCTGCTTTCATCTGGTCTTGAAACTCAGAACCTTGCATAAACCTATTAACATAATCATTCTTATTAGCATTAAATTTGTCAATATCATCAACTATATAAGGGGCTGAAATGTTAATACATGACTCTGTAATTTGAGATTTACCAATATTCGTTGGGCCAATAAACATCCACATAAGGCCCTCAATCTTAAGAGATTTATTAAAACATCCTAAGATAGCCATATTATGCTGAAGCCTGATTCTAGAAGTTTGCAAATACTGAACCTGACGTTGATAAACACCATGAGCATTATCATTGGGGATCTTCTTCATAGTATTCTCCAGAAGTTCAACCATTTCTGTAAATTGCTGCACTTCACCTGAGCCAACACGTTCACCTTTATTAATCATATTCTCAAGAGTGAGAAACGTGTCATTAACTAAAAATAAATCAGGAAACTTATTATGAGTTTTACGGAACAATTTCAATCCCTCAGTATCACTTAAAAAGGCAAACATATCATGGATAACTTCAAAAGCAGTATTTATAGTAAATTTAGCACCGTTAACATATCTCTGAAAGCTAACACAATTGGTAAGAACTGTCTTAATAACACCAAAATCAGTGACCATAGTGGCCATAGATACAAGTGCTTCACAAACTTTAGTAAATATATCAGAATTATGTAATTGTAATGTCTGCAAATACAAACTATGGCTTTCAATAGGATCCTCATCAATTATGTAACTAATTAAAAATTTCATGACTTGAACACCATGAATTGTGGCTAAACATCCTTGGACATATTTATCTCCATATTGAAGTGCCATGGCCCATTGTAAAGCTATTATAGCTGACTTAATGTAGACATTACAGTCATTACCAATCCAACCAAGTGTTACAATTACACATAAACACAATATAGCTTTAGATCTCTCATCTGTATGGGCACTCATAACTTCGAGCAATTGCTTAATATTAGGAATACTACCAGTTAGTTTTTCAAATAGAGTCTTAACAGGGTTATTAGTAACAAAGCCTTTAACATAATCAAAGAAACTAGAAAAATCCAATTTTAAAGGAATACCTTCTTCAACTATCTTCTTAACTCCATCAGTAAAACTATCAGACAAGCCATCAATGGGAACCGCAAATTCTTCATTAGCTTCTTTAACAATAGTATGAAAAGATTCAACTGCACGTTCTACTGAAGGACTTGCAGATTCAAGCACTTTCTCAGTGGCTCTAGCAGCAGCTTTTTCAAGCATATCAGATACGTTAAACATTTGTCCACTAAATTTAGATAAATGACGCCTCTCATGTTCATTTGCAATTTGCTCGACCATCAGTGACATTCTGTCAATAAAATCTGATTCATTCTTATATGCAGGCGAATGAATAGGTTTACTTACGACAGGGCCAGGATTTAATTCAATTCCAACTAACCTCGCAGCAGGAGGAAAGGCCAAAACAACCATTAATTTAGCTAAATGAAAACATGCTTTTGCATAGTCAGTATAAGTTCTGCTTAGCATCCATCTAACAACTGGAAAATAAACATGGCGTAAAGAAATTGGATCTTGAAAATAACCAAGAATTCTAATCATTTCATTACTAACAGCTGGATTATCACGGTATTTATAACGAATCATTTTAACTGCAGCCATTCTAAACTCATGCTCATACGAAGTTGCCATATAAATCTGAGGTCTAATCATATCGGGATTCTCTGGACCAGGGTTAGTTTCAATTCCCACAAGTAAAGGCGCAGGAACATGATTAACTGGCTTAATCGCCAAATACGATGTAACTAAATCCCATCTTCTAGGAGTCATTGCTTCCTGGGTCCAAAGATGGTAGCTAAAAGGTTCCGTATAATCAGGCCCTTCAAATAATATAAAATGAATAGGATTCCATTTATATTCTGTTCCATCAAGTGAAAATTTCTCTTCAACCCAGAAATCAATCATCGTCTCAACACGATCTATGTCAATTCCTGAATAATTAAACTCAGCAGTTTTCTTTTCTTCAATAAAAGTAGAATTTCTCCTTTGATTATTAATCCAAATAACAGATCTCAACAATTCTTGAACATTACTACCAGTAGTTGCTGTAACCATCGCCCATTTCCCTCTTCCATAATCTAAATTGAGGGAAGCTTCTAATGGGCAAGGTCCAGGATTTTTCTCAACAGTAGACAACTTAATCATGCGTAAATATAATAAATCAGGATTAGTCCATAAATAAGGTTTTCTTGGAAAATGAAAAACAACATTTTTAGACTTCACTCTTTCCCAATTATCGCAATTCTCAAACGTTGAGATTAATTGCTTACGCGTTAATAAGGCATCTTTAATAACTGTTGAAAAATTTTTCTTCCCTTCTGAGCGGGTCGACTTACTCTTTGCGGCTCTCTTAAGAGCGGCCTTAGCCTTACGGACACTATTTCGTTCTTTAAAACTTTGTGTATTCATATTGTCTGTAATGGTTGTGAGCTGTAGGTGGGTTTGAGGTCCTTTTATGGCAGGGTTCCTTATACCAAATGATAGAATGCATTCAATCTAGCCGTATTTCATATACAAGTATTTCCCTTACAACGGTGGTCTTTTTAGAAATATAGAGGTTTAAGCAGACTCTTTATCAGGCCGAAGCCATACGAAGAATTATTCCGGGGATGCAGCTCACACTTCATTAATCCCGGAGTTCTAGATATAGTTTGAATGTAAAACATGTAAATCTATCTTGCCGAAGCAATTTAAGACAGTAAACACCAATCATAAGGCTATGTATATAGCCATACTACTTCCACAAAGTTTGACACTAGAGAATATTTACAATATATTTTGTGGGAGGTCCCAACGTGAATTTTCTTTATTTAATTTAATTTAATAGAATATATA